TATGGACATGATGGAGGACGACATTAGGAAGACTATAGAAGATAACTATATCGGCAAGTTCTCAAATAGCTATGACAATAAGTGTTTACTTATAACCGCTATAAACGCTTATTTTATGGGGCTTGTAAATGACGGTTTGCTTGATGTTGGACAGTGTCAGATTGATATAGATGCTCAAAAGCAGTGGCTAAAGGCACAGGGCAAGAAGGTAATACTTGAGGACGGCACAGAGAAGAACATCGACGACTGCAATGACGCTGAAATAAAGAGAGCGAACACTGGTTCACAGGTCTTTTTAAAAGCAACAGTGTCCTTAGTCGACGCTATCGAAGATGTTACTTTGAGAATTACAGTGTAAGGAGGTGCATATGAAGAAATTTGTTTCAAATCAGGTTATAAATGGCACTTGGGGCGAATTGTGGCTTGACGATGAGTATATCGGCGAAGTCGTATCTTGCAAGGGTGAGGTAAGTATATCTTACTCAGATATATCTATGGTCAGAAGCCTGACTGCAGGCAAGAAGATGACAAAACTCGAAGGAAAGGGAAGCATTAAGCTTCACCATGTGAGAAGTAATATATCAAAAGCTATATCAGACAGAGTAAAGAGAGGCGAAACCCCTGACTTTAAAATTATAGCAAAGCTATCGGATCCGGATGCACTGGGCACAGAGAGAGTAGTCTTTTATCACTGTAAATTTGATAAAGCAATCTTGATGGACTGGGAAGTTCAGAAGAATACGGAGGAGTCTTATAGCTTCACTTTTGAAGATTGGGCTTTCCTTGACGATATAAGAGCATAGGAGGAGTAAATTATGGCATCTTTAATGGAAAGACTTATGAAGCTTGATAGAGACAAGCTTCTTGAAATACCTACTGAAAAAGTAAAAGCTTGTCACTTGTCAAAAGTGGCAGGCGAAGAGGTGGAAATCACGGTAAAAGCGTTATCGGGTAGCCGATACACTGAAATAATGTCAAGTGCAGCAACTAGAACTGGTGGAGTAGACATGAGTCGTGTGTATGACACTCACGCTATGGTAGTAGTAGCAGGTTGCATTGAACCTGACTTAAGGGACAAGGAGCTTAAGGAGCACTATCAAGCAGAAACCCCGAACGACCTTGCAAAAATGCTCTTTCCAGGCGGTGAACTTGTGAAGATTTCGGAAAAAATCGGAGAGCTGTCAGGATTTGGCAAGAAAGACGATAAAGATGATGCCGACAAAGGTATTGAGTATGACGACATAAAAAACTGATAGAGACTGATGCGGATTTCCAAGCGATGTATTACTTATTTGTAAATCACGACTGGAGCCCGTCAGTCTTTTTTGATGCGCCCTTTTCTGACAAGTTGCTTATAAAGCACTTTATCAGAAGAGAGGTAGAAGAAGCAAAGGAAAGGAGCGAGCGCGATGGCTAGGCAGGTAGATGTAGAATTTCGGTTTTTGGACAACTTTACAAGTAGCTTTAATAGCACAATCGGCACGCTCACAAGTGGAACTGCTGCAGCGTCAAGAGCTTGGAAGGGAGTCGAAAAAGCAGGGCAGAGCATAAGCAATTTAGGCGCAAAAATCACGACAGGCGTAACCCTTCCACTTGCCGCCGTTGGTGCAGCAAGTTTTAAAAATTTCGGAGACGTTGACAAGACGCTGAGACTTGTCAGTGAAACGATGGGAAGCACCGCGGAAGAAGCAAAGACGCTTGAAGGTGCTATAAAAACTGCTGCATCAAATTCCACATTTGGAATGCAGGATGCAGCGGATGCGTCTTTAAACTTTGCAAGACAGGGCTTTGACGCTGTACAGGCGGCGGATATGATAGCGCCTGCCATGAACCTTGCGGCAGGTACGGCATCAGACTTGTCAATGGTTACAGGTGGTCTTGGTAATACCCTGAAAGCATTCGGAGCAGACGCAAGCGAAGCAAGTCACTATACAGATATGATGGCAAAAGCACAAGCACAGGCGAATACAGATGTGCAAGGGTTGTTTGACGCTATGAGTATAGCAGGCTCAACGGCTAACACAGTCGGATGGAGCTTTTCAGATTTAGCAGTGCTTACAGGCGTATTTGGCGACCATAGTATCGGAGCATCCGAAGGTGCTACAGCTTTGAATACTGGTCTTATGCGTTTAGCAAGTCCTGCAAAAGAAGCATCACTTTGGCTTGATGAACTAGGTATAAATGTTTTTGATGCGAACGGTAGTTTAAAGAGCATGCCCGACACAATCGCTGAATTGCAAGAAGGCTTTGCAGGTCTTAGCGACCAACAACAGCTTGCGGCTGCAAGTGCGATTTTTGGCAAAAATCAAGCAGCGAAATGGGTAACCTTGATAAATGGTCCGGGCATTGAGGCACTACAAGGCTACAAAGATAGCATCGAAAGTGCAACAGGAGCATCTGAAGATATGGCAAAGGCACTTATGAGTGGTCCGGGTGGTGCGATGGAACAGCTTAAGTCGACTTTTGACGTGTTTAAGTACAATGCAGGTGAGGCCTTATCAGGTGCAGTTGTGCCGTTCATAGAAAAAATTACAGAGTTGCTTGATAGATTTAATAAGATGGATCCTGAACAACGACAGCAAATTGTCCGTTGGGCAATGATGGCGGCCGCAATCGGCCCTGCCTTGATGATATTCGGAAATACAGTGACAATGGTCGGCAAAGTCGGCGGAGCTTTTACAAGCTTAGGAAGATTTGCAAGCATTGCGACTAGGGGATTTTCAGGACTTTCGGCAGGTGGTGGAGTTTTGAGAACTGCAATCGCTGCAATTGCATCACCTGCAGGCATCGTCATTGCGGTCTTGGCGGCAATTGCTATTGTAGTTCTTGCGGTAGTAACGAATTTTAAGGCTTTTAAGTCTGCTATGAATTCGACTTCTCCGACCTTTAAGAAGTTACAGGAGAGTTTCAATAACTTAAAGGCAAAAATTGAGCCATTTATACCAAAAATCCAACAAGTAATCGGTGTTATCGGTGAGGGCATAGCATTAGCAGTTGGCGTGGCCGTATCTGCACTTGCAGGATTTTTAAGCGGTGCAATGACTTACATCGGCGGTGTAATTGATGTACTTTCAGGAATAATTACATTTATAACTGGCGTTTTTACAGGAGACTGGAAAAAGGCATGGGGCGGCATTACTCAAATCTTTAAAGGTTGGGCAGGCATGATAAAAGGCATTATCGAAGGCATCAAGGGTGCAATCGGTGGAGTTATTGACGGAGTGAAAGGAATAGGCAACTTCTTTGCAGGCGGTGACAGTAAAATCGCAAAAGCTACAACAGTGCCTGCCAAGGCAACTGGCGACCTTAACTGGATGGGTGGTCTTGTACAAGTAAGTGAGAAGGGTGGAGAGATTATCGACCTGCCCCATGGTACAAGGATTTATCCGCATGATGAAAGCGTGCGAATGGCTAAGGGTGCAGGCGGTACAGTTTTCCAAATGCCAAAAATTGCAGACCAAATTATTGTAAGAGAAGAGGCAGACATAGAAAAAATAGGCGATGCTGTGGCAAGAAGAGTTATAGCGTCTAGGAGCAACAGAGGAGGTATGAGTTTTAGTGCAAATATGGCTTAAAGGCAGTACCCCGATAAGATTTCCAGTGCTTCCTGCAGAATATAAAATCCAAGGAAGCAGAGGAATCGAAACAGTAAATATTAATGCAATCGGTGAAACCGACTTGGGAGGAATGAGGGGGCTGAGAACGGTCTCCTTTTCTTCTTTTTTTCCGAAGCATTACGACCCAACATATTGCGAATTTAGAAAAATTAAAAATCCTATGCGATATGTTAAGCAGATAGAACAAATGATGAATAACGGCATTGTGAAGCTTATCATAACCGGAACGGCGATAAACTTCCCCTGCAGGATATCTTCATTCGAATGGGGAGAAGATGACGGAACGGGCGATATAAGGTTTTCGATAACCTTAAAGGAACACAGAAAGATTGCAATATCTCAGTCAAGTGTAGTCGCTGAAGGCGCAAGCACACAGCAGGCGACAAGCGAAGATACAGCATCGAAAGATGCGACAAAAAGAGAAGATACAAGAGAAAAGCCGAAGACCTACACAGTAAAAAGAGGCGACTGTTTGAGCTCAATAGCTAGAAAGTTGACAGGCTCTGCAGATTGGCACGCTTTATATGAGCAAAACAAGGGCATTATCGGTAGCAATCCCAACTTGATAAGAGACGGCACCGTCTTAGTAATTCCGTGAGGTGAAACATGGTCATAAAGCTTATAAAAGATACGGGCACTATATATGATATATCGAACGCTTGCACAAGAATAATTTGGAAAGGTTCGGCAAGTGAAGCGGCAAGAAGTGTTGATTTTGACTATATAAATGCGCCTTACGACAACACTGTAAATCTTCCAAGCATTGCCACAGGCGACTATATATCGCTTGAGGACAGCAAAGAAGGCGAAATCTTTTTCGGGCAGATTTTCGGAGTAGAAAAATCAAGCCAAACGGGCACTATAACCTTTACGGCTTATGATATGATGAAGCACTTACTTGAGTCGACAGGTCAGTACAACTTTAAAAATCTCACGGCCGAAGCGATAACTTCTCAAGTGTGCGCAGACATACAAGTACCGATAAGGCACTTACATCCGACAGGAGTCAATATCGCAAGTATGATATGCGACAAAATGAAGATGTACGATATTGTGATGGCTGCATATACAAAAGCTCACAAGATTACGGGCGACAAGTATTTCGCTATGATATACAAAAGAGGCCTAGGCGTATATAAAACTGAATGGGCGGTAAAAGGCTTTATCTTGTCTGAGAGTACAAATATATATGCAAGTAGCATATCGGAAAGTATGGGCGATATAAAAAATAAAGTGCTCATATTTGACGACAAGGGTAAGCAAATCGGAGAAGTAAAAGACGACGGAAGTATAAAGAAGTTCGGTATCTTTCAAGAGATTTACAGCAAAGAAGAGGGAATCGATCCCAACACGGGAGCTAAAAACCTTTTGAAAGTACAGCCTACACAGTCGATAAAAACATCGGCTGTGGGCGATATAAATTGCTTGTCTTGCTACTTTGTAGAGGTCAAAGATACGGCGACAGGACTCTCCGGCAAATACTGGATAGCTTCAGACAGTCATACATTCGAGAATGGCACGCACAAAATGGAGCTTGAACTTAGGTTTGATAGCTTGATGGATACAAAAGACATAAAAGAAGAGGTTGAGAAGAAAGAAGAAAGCAAGAAGGGCAAGAAAGAGGCATCAAAGGAAAGCAAAGGCAAGGCCAAGAAGTCAAGCGGTACACCCGAAAAGAAGAAGAGTAAGCAAAAAGAATTACTTGAAAGTGTAAAAAACAGAGTCAAAGAGCAACAGGCGCCTGCAGTGTCAAAATCTGCAAGACCTGAGCGAAAAAAATACACAGGAATGATGGAGTAGGCTATGAGTTGGACAGACGCATTTATAAATACGGATATGGGCGATTTATCGGACGGTATACAAGTGGCTGAAATGGTGAGCGCTAACTCATGTAAAATCGGCGACTTAGTGCTGACGGCTGAGGATTTGCTCTTTAATGAAAATTTAACAGTAAAGGTGGCAAGCAAGGTGGCAGGGCAATGCCCTGAGGGTGGTAGTTTGCAGGATGCAAGCACGTATTTACAGCCCTTGCAGGCAGGCGACAAGGTGGCAGTGTATAAGGTTAAGGGAAGCGATCCGAATGACTACACGTCAACCTTATATTTAGTGCTTGGAAAGTTGGTGAAACTATGAGCATACTGCCAAGCTTTTTACAGGAGTTAAGCGATACAAAGACGATAAAAGAAGACGATAGCCAAGTGGTCAAGGTACCGAAGGAGTACGGCATAAATTTTCAAACCGGACAGCTGACAGGAAAAATAGTTGAAGGCCTTGAAGCTATAAAAGTATGGATATGGCTATGTATGCATACAGAACGCTTTAGACATGCGATATACTCTGCAGATTATGGCACATCTTTAGAGCAATATATCGGGCATATGCTCAGTGAAGAGTACATAAATACCGATTGCGAAAGTGAGATATCAGATGCATTGCTCATAAATGAGTATATCGAAAGTATAGAAGATTTTGAAGCAGTCAGAAATTCCGACAGCTTGAATATATCTTTCAAAGTAGTGACAAAATTCGGAAGTTTGGAGGTGGATGAGGTTGTACGAAGATAAAAATTATAAAAGTATCTTAGCTGATATGAAAAAGTATATCGGTGATGAGATAGTCAAGTCAGAGGGTAGCCTGGTACATAATGCCTTGTCTGCCCTTGCTTATGAGATTGAAAAGCTGTACATACAAATGGACTTTATCATTGAGCAAAGCCACGCAGGTACGGCGGACATAGAGCACTTAGAGATGATAGCACTTGATAGAGCAATAGTCAGAAAAGAAGCGACACATGCATACGTCAAGGCGGAGTTCAATGTAGCTATTCCGATAGGCTCACGCTTTAGTCTTAAAGGATACAATTATAAAGCTGTGGAAGTCATAAATGACAGTTTGCATCATTACAAAATGATGATAGAAGAGACAGGATCCGGAGCAAACACACTCCGAGGTGACTTGATACCGATTGACTTTATTGACGGACTGGAGTCGGCAAAAGTCACAGAGTTACTTGTAGCAGGTGATGAAGAAGAGGACAGAGACTCTTTATATAAGCGATATATACAAAGCTTCACATCTCAAAGCTTTGCAGGCAATATTTCTGCCTATAAGGAAAAATTCGCAAGTATTCAAGGCATTGGAGGTTCAAAGATATATCCAACTTGGCAGGGAGCAGGCACAGTCAAGGCGGTGCTTATATCTTCAGAAAATACCGCAGTTAGTAGCTATCTGATAGAGCAGATAAAAAAAGAAGCTGTACCCGACAAAGGAGCAGGCTATGGGTGGGTGCCAATCGGCCACAACTTGACTATAGAGTCAGTAAAAGAAGTTACAGTGGCGGTAAGCACTCAAATTACATACGCTTCAGGCTACTCAAGCGCGAATTTATCAGAGAGTATCAAGGCAAAGATACAAGGGTATCTGAAAGGTATAGCTGAAGCCTGGAAAGAGGGCGATGAGCATACAGAAGCCATTGTATACATAGCAAGACTGGAGTCGGCAATCCTTGAAGTCAAGGGCGTGCTTGATGTCAATAATACAAAACTCAACAACAACGGTAATAATTTGACTCTAAGAAGTGATGAAATCCCGAAGCTTGGAGAGGTAAGGCTGATATGATAGAAGTAGATACACGACAATACCTGCCCTTACATATAGCGGAAATAGATGAATTCAAAAAGATTGCAAAGACCTATGACGAATTTTTAAAACTTGCGTGGACATCTTTGCAAAAAGAAGAGCTTAACAGAGTTTTAGCCACTATGGATGAAAGTGAGTGCGCGCAATGGGAGCAGTTGCTTGGTATAGTGATAAATCCTGCCGACAGCTTAGAGGACAGAGTCAACCGCATAAGAGGTTACCATGTGTCCGATTTACCGTACACGTACAATAAATTGGACGAAGTACTTAAACTTGTTTGCGGTGGGGATAACTACAAGTTAAAGGTGGACAACTCACGGCAAGTTGTTGATTGCGGTGTAAAAATCGTATCAATTCAAATGATTGATGTAATTTTCGACCTGATACGAAAAAGAGTGCCAGCCAATATGCTTGTAAATGTGTATGCGCTTTTCAACAGATGGGAACGCTTTAAGCAATTAAGGTGGTCAGAAATTACCACCGACACATGGAAGAAGATACATGACGATAAAAAATGGCAGGAGGGATAAATGCAAAAAACAAGATACTTTCAATTAAATAAACCGCAATTATCGGATTTTGCGAACATAGAAGAAGCGATAAACCCGTCCATGGACATCATAGACGCAAAACTGAAAGAGTTGTCTGATGGTAAGGTAAGCGCAAATGACGGAGCGATTGCAAATGTAACCATGCCCCCTGCATGGATAGAGCCTGCTGCAATATCTGACTTAAATCAGATAGAGGCAAAGCGAAGTATAAAAAGCATACTAAGTGCCTTAGTGGGAGGTCTTAGATACTTACAAGACTACTTTAAAAAGGTCAGAGTTGTACAGCTTAGGGCAAGCGCTTTCAGTGGCACCGCGCCCTATACGGCACGTATAGAGGTGGCGGGTTTAAAGGCAAGCGATACGCCGATAATCAGTCACAAACTGCAAGACGGAGTGACTGATGTAGGGGCGATAAAAGGCGCATGGAAATCTTACAGCTGTATAGACAAGGTTGAAATTTATGACGGCTATATGCTTGTTAAAAGCTTCAGGAAGAAGCCGATGCAGGATTTATGGCTGATGATGAAAGGAGGTTGATATGGCTGATGCGATACTTATGTCAGGCGGAGTTGGTGGCGTAAGCTCTGATGATGTGACAGCAAGAAGAGAACACGTCCTGCAGGGATATACAGCGCTGACAAGCGACAGTGATGATGAACCTGTACAGGGCACTATGGTCAATCGAGGTACTTGGAACACGGCTTCAGAAGTGGTAAATGCACCTTGGGAAAATACTATTCATACAAGATTTGAAGAGGGGTATTATCCCAGGGACGGTAATTTTAAGCCAACAGCAAAGATACCTTATGCAGTGCTTGTAAATGTTTTAGGCGTTGACAACTCTAAAATGCTTGACACTCTGACTATAGTGGGTAGGCAAGGGCAAATAAAATCAATTGACACAGCAACAAGTAACTACAGAATTAATAAATCTTTTGCTTTTGGAATTGACAACTGGACAAATCCTAGCAATCCTGTATTTTATGTGGATTTTCCACATGGTAACGGCTACTACAACCGCCCAGATGGACATCCACATGTCTGTATAGACGCAGTAAATTTAGGCGATGTAACAGCAGATAAGGTCATGCGAGGCTTTACGGCTACAAGCAAAAATGGAGTTAAATTCGCAGGCACAATGCCGGACTTGCAATCTGGCCGAACGGTTTTTAATGGTGCCACTTTCGATAACGAACTTGTGTCGGGAGTGGCGAATAAAAGTTTTTACACAAACGGCACGTATTTTGCTTATAGCTTAAATCAGAATTATGGATATGCTGGCATATACAATGGCGGTATGAACTTTAACTTGTCTACCAGCTACCCTACTCTGAAGTCAAGGCGTATCGGGTGTGTGCTATTGCAGTCTATCAATTTAACGCCTTTTAGGCAAATTGCTATAAGCTACAGAACTTTAGCAAATATTCAGGGCAACCCTTATGCGACCTTGGAAGCACATGTAAATCGTGTAAACACAAGAAGGCTGGTTGACGTAGCAGGAGCAGGCAAGGTTGATGTGATAGATGCTTTAAGACAAGGCACCGCAAGTCCTGCAATAAATCGAACTGGTCAAATCATACTAAATGTGGCAGACATAAACGAACAAGCTTTTATAAGCTTTGGAGCTTACTGCAACACCGACAGAGGGTCGGACATTTTTGCAGGTGCTGTCCAAATCACAAAAATAGACTTTTTAAATTAAGAAAGGAGGCAAGAATGAAGTACACTATATTGTACACATCAAACGGCGACATCTTGGCGGTGGTGTCCGAACAGTCGGACTTGGAAGGGTTGAAAATCGGTACTTTTGAAGTGCCTGACGGCCATATCATAGACAACATAGATGTCAGTAAAAAGGAGCATACGGCCGTGTCACATGCAACTCCGATGGCCGACATGGCCAAACTACAGGAGGAGCTTGAGGCAACGAATAAGCGACTTGAAGAGCTTAACCGCAAGCGTTCAGAAGAGACGGAGGAAATGCGAAAGGCCATACTTGCAAATGCAACGATGATGGCCACACTTGCACCGCCTGCAGAGGGCGAAGAAGATGAAGGTTAAGACTGTTTAAGCAGTCTTTTTTAATTTAGAAAGGAGATACAAAAATGAAAGCAATTTATGACTTATTTGCAACTGCAATTATTAAGGGGGAGACAAGATACAGAGATATCCTGCCGATTTTCAAGAAGGGTGTTAAGAAGTCTTTAAAAGAAAAAGGACACCCAGAACTTGCTGATGACAATGCGCCACTTGCAACGCCGTCAAATGCCGAGCGTGTAGAAGAGTAAAAGAGAAGGGGGATTTTACTTTGAGACCTTTTAATGAGTGGCTTTTAGCCTTGCAAGTGAAAGATATAGCCTCCTTGGTGGCATGGGCAGTCGGTGCGATTAGCATAATTATAGAATTCAATAAAAAAATCCCCCTGCATCCACTTAGTCATGTATTCAGGTGGATGGGTTCGATTTTAAATAGAGAAACTTTAGAAAAGCTTGACGAAATAGCTTTACAGAGCGCGCAAGTAAAAGAAGAAGTTAAGGACATAAGCGACAGGCTCACACGCTTTGAAGAAGAGACAAACGATAAGCGTGCGGTCGATATGCGTAACCAAATCATTGACTTTTCAGAAAATTTGCGACTTGGCAAAGAGTACTCAATCAAGCAGTTTGAGAGCGCCTTGGGGGTGGTCAGTAGATATTACGACCATTGCGAAAGGCACAATATAAAAAATCACTACATTGACGGCGAGACAGAATTTATAAGAGAAAAATTTCACGAAAGGAAACTAAGAAGATGAAGAGTGGATATTTAAGCAGATGGGCAAAAGCAGCAGCAGTTAGAGCAATAAAGACAATGGCACAGACAGCCGTGGCTACGGTGGGAACAAGTACAATAATTAGTACAGTAGACTGGAAAGTTGTGGCAAGCGCTTCGGTGGTAGCAGGACTTTTGTCGCTACTTACAAGTGTTGCAGGACTTCCCGAGGTGGAGGAATAAAGAGGGAGGGCAGTTGCCCTCTTTTTTAGATTGCGAGGAAATATGACATTAGAACAGGCAATTGAGCATGCAATCGAGGTTGCAGGCGAAGCAGAGTGCGATAAATGCAGAAGTGAGCACCTACAGCTTGTGGCGTGGTTGCAGGAATTGCAAAGATACAGAGAGGAGAAAGAGACACATGTCTAAGTCAAAGACTTATGATGAATTTGTAGAAAAATTTAAGCCGAAAAAGACCACGGATGATTGTTATACACCGCCTGCAATATATGAGGCGGTAAAGAATTGGGCAGTAAAGGAATACAGCCTTGAGGGCAAAGAGATAATAAGGCCTTTTTATCCGGGCGGTGACTATGAAAGCTATGACTATCCTGCAGATTGTGTCGTGATAGATAATCCGCCATTTTCGATATTAACAAAAATTGTTAATTGGTACATAGAAAGAGGCATCAAATTCTTTTTATTTGCGCCGCAATTAACACTTTTTTCAAGTCATTCAGGATCCTTTATTGTTACTGACTCAAAAATTATATATGAAAACGGAGCCAACGTTCCAACTTCCTTCGTCACAAACATGGACAAATACAAGATAAGAAGCGCTGAAAAATTACGAATTGCAATTATAAAAGCACAGGAAACAGAAGAAAAGCCAAGCTTGCCAAAATACGAATATCCCCACCACGTAATTACATCCACAAAGCTGGCAAAGTTAGTCAATAGAGGCCTTGAATTTTTCTTTAGTGATGAAGATTTGTCTTTTACAAGAACTTTAGACAGCCAAAGACCGCTTAAAAAGGCACTTTTTGGAGCAGGTTATTTGATATCAGAGCAAAAGGCGCTTGAGCAAAAGGCGCTTGAGCAAAAGGCGCTTGAGCAAAAGGCGAGGGAGCAGGAGCAAAGGATTTTTTGGGAGCTTAGCGACAGAGAAAAAGAGATTATAAAAAATCTTGGATAGGAAGGAGTAAAGTATGATAAAAATAGGACAAGCAAGCAGAGATGAAAGAATGCGATATAGTGGCGGAATTGCAGGAGATCAGGACAGCAAAGAAGTCGCAATTAGGGAGTGGTATAATCGCCCTTGGAATAAGGTTTTAAGGTGCAAAGATGTCGCGAAGGCAGAGAAGATAGCAGTAGCTATGGAAAAGGCTTGCAAGAATAATAATATCGGATACGACCAAAATCAAAGAACGACTCTATATAGCCTTGCAAAGTCTAACGGCTGGCGAATAGAGGATATAAAGACACCGTGTGAAACTGATTGTAGTGCTTTGGTGGCGGTATGTGTAAATGCAGCAGGCATAAGAGTATCGGGCGATATTTACACAGGCAATGAGGCGGCGGCATTGCTCAGAGCAGGAGAGTTTGAACTGCTAT